CCAATGATTCGCATGACCCGTTCTCTGTCATAAATCTTAGGGATCAGATCAAGAATGATGCGACCTGTGTGACGGATACTGCGTGTCAAATTGTCGTAATAGTGGAAATTGGTCATATCCACTTGGGATTGCTGACCTTGCATAGCTTTACCAGTCATCATTCCGGTAGGAAGCTGGCTAGGATCAAAAATACCTACGACTGCTTGTAAATCCTGATTCATGCCTTGCAGAGCAGACATCACGCCCGCAGGAGGTGGCTCTGGTTGCAGTCTTGTAGGTGCTGGAGCAGGTCTGCCCTCAATATCAGTTTGCTTGTAACGTAAAACAGGCATAGCTTTGATGTTAGCCATTGCCCATTCGTTCTCATGACCCTCATCCTGTCCTTCAGCCAACAACCATTTTGCTTTAGGAGCAAGGGCTACAGTTTCAGTTAAAGCCGTTGACCAGTAGTTATACATACGTTGTGGGTCTTTAGCCATGCGAACCAATCCAAATTTCTTATGTTTGTCATCAACTCGCACTTCTTGACCATAAGTAGGCACAACAGGGATAAATTTACCCGCCCATTCGCCTTCTTCAAGGATTTCCATAGCGGTCAGCTTGCACCACTTAATCTTCTTTTTCCACGTTTCTCTGCTATCAATCACAGTAATGCCAGAAGCTTCTAAAACGTCTTTAGGAGGCATTTCATCCTTATAGACTGTAGTGCCATCAGATAGCTGAACTAACTCTGTCTTAATGCGTTCTGTGTAGAAATACTCGGCTATACGTATATCTTCTTTCGTGACCCATTCGGATTCGGTGTCACCTGTTCCCCTTGAGGAGAAGCCCTGGTCAAATTCAGCGTTGGGATACATCTTTTTAAACACGTTTTTGCTGATAACTGTCGTAATAAGGACACGCTCAGCATCGCTACCATCAGGAAGCACGCTATTAGGATCAAAATAGACAGTAAAAGGGTTTTCAATCGGCTTAATGTAAATTTCTTGGTCAAAGCTGTCCTCTCTTACATAGTCTGTAGTGATACGCCAATAGCCCCAGCCCATCTTAACTGCGTATTCAAAAGCGTGATCGTAGGCTGAGTCTGCATCGGATTGGTTCTCAATATGACGGCAGATACCAGTAATGATCTCAGCGACTTTAGCGTCTGACTCATTGTTCATTCCATGCACTTTAATGCGTGGGCGTTGCTGTCTTTGCTGATTACAGATTTGACGGATATAAGCATCCACTTTATTGATGGTTAGGCATGGGCGAGCCTCTAATACTCGGCTATTTTGCACATCCACAGGCCATTGATCGCCTGCTGCAAATTTCACATCATCTAAGGCTTCGGCACGATTATTGCTATCCGAATCATTACAAAGTCTTAAAAAGTCTTTGGCTTCTTCGATTCTGCCGTCTGATTGGGAGTCTGCAACTCTGTCGTATGCCATAGAAATTCCTTAATTATTGCCCGATTTTAAGACAAGTGTCTCATTTTTACTACACATTTTAACCCATCCAGCTTGACGGGAGTTGATAAGTTCCCCGTTGTTTTGGTGCTTTTCTAGGCTCGTTGACCATCAAACCAATGTATCGGAAAGCATCAGCTCCATGCGAATAGTTGTCATGCAATGGCTTTTGGCTGAACTGCTTAGTATCAGGATCTACGTCATACCGGTAATGGCGCAGACATTGCAATCCCTCATGCGTGTTGGTCTTATCAAACCAGCACTTGTTAAACATCATTCGGGCAGCATTAATGGAATCAACAATGGGTGTTCGCTCAATAACTCTAACGTTATACCCTGTAGCTCTAACGATGTCCTCAATGCTTTTGCCGTTAGATCCCAAAGTCTTTGATCCTGCGTCATGAGGTAGCCAAAGGGTGTCATATACATATCCATACGACTGCATTTTAGCCAGGTAATGCGCTATCGTTTCTTGCGTGTTTTCGTAATACCTAATGAGGCGAGTTTCCATGCCAATAAACTGCACAAACCAAATAGCAGTAGCGTCAGCCCAACCGAGGTCAAATACTGCGTGAACTGGCTTAATAGGGTCATAAGGGACATTCGTTATTCTACCCTCTAAATCAGCCATAGCCATTTCTTTGGCAAAGATAGCACCATCTACTGTTTGACGGCATAGGCCCTCCCAGACTGTATTGTAGGCTTCTCTATCCCTGCTAAATAGGGCATCTTTTTCTAACCTGAGTGTTTCAGGAAACCACGGGTTATCCGACCAGTTAATCTTCGCAACTTTGCTATTGTCTGGTGGGTTAAGAACAAACCTTTGGTATGTTTCGTCTGACTCAAGTTCTGGGTTGAACGTAACCCATATTTCTGAGCCTTCTTTACGAATTGTAGGTATGAGAACATTCCAACTAGATTGACTAATCGAGGCGGCTTCCTCACACCAAACAATGTCAACTCCTTCGAATGATTTTATGTTCGCAACATTGTTTTTAAGTCCAACAAAAGCAAACTCAGTCCCATTCTTACCTCTGATTGAGTTTTGCGTAATCTCATAGAATGACTCCAACTTTAATGCAATGATTTGATCGGATAGGAGCTTGTGAACGGATTGGCCTATAGAGTTTTGGAACTCACGGGCGCATAAGACTCTAGTTGGCTTTTTGACACCAAGAACCAATAAAGCCCTCGCAACACCCCAAGACTTAGCCCCACCACGACCCCCATAAAGAACCTTGTAACGCATAGGCTCAAAGAGGAATTGCAGCTTGATAGGGAAGTCAACCGCAGATATTGCCTCCCGCAGCTCTTGGGTGATTTCACTCACTTGGCTTTACAAACCTGACTTCTAATGATGTAACCAGGCTATTTCCGTCTGCATCTTCAAGCGTAGTGGCTTGGACTGCCTTGCCGTCTAAACGATCAGCTACTTCTTTAACAGCCCATGCTTCCCCTGCTTCTGCTTGATCTAATACTTTGTCAACAATCCTGCCAATTTTCTGTGGATTCTGAGCTAAAGCCCTTCTCATAGCATCTAAAAAGGGCTTATTCTTTGTTGCGTTCTTGTTACCAATAGGCGCACCGACAGGATTATTTGATTTTTCTTCCATTTCTTTGAATTATAAATACTTTTTGTTGTATTTACGCAACAGGTTTATCTTCAACAATAACGTCAGGTTGTTGTTTTTCTGCAACATCAGCTAATTGTGGCTCTGCAATAGATTTAACACCAGCGATTAGATGAGCAGAGTGCATATAGGGTAATTTACCTAGCTCATTTAATAGCTCATTGATCTGTGCAACTGTAAATGCGATGACTTTTTGTTCGATGCTCATTTCTTCTTTCCTTTTGCTTTGGTTGCTGCGTTCTTCTCAGCGTAGGCGATTGCCACAGCTTGCTTTACTGGTTTACCAGCTTTTACTTCAGTTTTAATGTTTTCTTTAAAAGCCTTTGGGCTTGCAGATTTCTTTAATGGCACAGTCTTTTCCTTTCGAGTTGTTACCTTTTTCAAGGCGGGTTTTGCTTTAATTTCTGCTTTGCGTGGCTCAAAGTCCTTAGTAACAGGAAAATGCCATTGATTAGATGGTTTTGGCTTTGGGCCAATGACTTTGCTTATCCAAGATTTGATGCGGTGAATCATATATCCCCCTTATTGATTAACAATTCCAATTTTTTAAACTAGCTTTAGCCCGTTCTGCTGGGCCTTTTGCTTTCTTTACTACGCCTTCCATTCTTGCACAAAATGATGCCTTGCGACCCTTATCCTTCTCAGTCTTTGGGTTTGGTGCAGGAGCTTTCAGATTGCTGCCATTCTTGGCATTGTATTCAGCACGACCTTTAGCGGTCATTCCTGCGCCCTTATCGGTAGGGTTGTAGGTCTTGCCCTTACCGGTAGTCTTATGGGCGATAGGCTTGTCATGTTTAGTAGCCATTATTTTTTCTTTGCAGTCTTAGCAGATTCAATAAATGCTTGCTTGGTAGGTGCGCCTTTAGCTCCTACTTTACGCATCTTCTCTACGGGTTTACCCTCTGCTTTTTCACGCTTGATGCGCTCTTGTTTTGCGTGGATATTCGCATAAAGACCAGGTTTAGTTGCCATATTTACCCTTCTGTCCAGCAGATGTCCTGCCAGCTCATTAAAAGACACTTTTCACCATTGTGGTTAATCGGTGTGAACTTAAGATACTCCTCTTTGGGATTGTCGTTCATAGTGCCAAAACGTACTCGTTGCCCTACGGCAATCGGCATAGCTTCACGTCTTTCGGATGACAATTTCTTG